CCGTTTGGCCTAAAACACTCGACAGCCGGTGGCTCAATCCTTAACAGGAAGGGGTCACCGGCTTTTTATTTATGTCTCAATCTGCTATCCAAATCTGCAACGGCAGAACTGATTAAGCTCGGAGCGAGTTCGATCACCTCGTTTAACGAGGATCGCAAGGAAGCGCGTCTCATGACGCAGCGGTATCCGGCGTGCCGGGACCTGCTTTTACGGAACCATGTTTGGGCCTTCGCAAAGAAGGCTACCAGCCTCGCTGCGTTGTCGGAAGCGAGCAGCCTTGGGGACTGGGTGTACAAGGTCCAGCTCCCGACTGACATTGCCCGTATCCTTTCGGTGATGGTCAACGAGGCGCCTCAGGACTATGAGCGTGTTGGGAATGTCCTGCATGTCGTCGAGGCTCCGGTGGATCTCAGGTACGTCCAGAATTTCAGCGGCGTCACGGATGCTTTTTTGTTCCCTGACGATTTTGCCGAAGCCCTGGCTTTTTATCTTGCGGGCGATCTCGCCCAGTCGATCACGCAGAGCGACAACCTATCGCGGTCGAACTTCCAGTTGTATAATGATTCGATCCGCCAGGCCCGCTTCAATGGGGCGGTCGAGACTGCGTCACCGGACAATTACAACGACTGGCTCGCTGTCCATAATGGACTCAGCTCCCAAATCGATCCCACGGTCCGTGGACTCGCCGGCTACTGATGCTCAAGGTCCATCCAATCCAGACAAACTTTTCTTCGGGTGAGCTTTCCCCGTGGCTGCTCGGTCGCAGTGACATCGAGCGGTACTTCAACAGTGCGGAGGTCCTTGAGAATTTTATCGTCCACCCACAGGGGCCGATCAAGCGGCGTCGCGGGACAGAGGGTATTGGGCTTACAGACGACCAGGATGCTGACGGAGTTGTCCGGTTGGTGAAGTTTGTCTTTTCCCGTGAGGACTCGGTTCTGATCGAGATGAGCGAAGGCCGTTTTGGGTTCTACTCAAATGGCGCGCCGGTGATGAATGGGGTTTCGCCATTGCAGGTCGTCGCAGAGTACATTTCCGGGGACACTCTCCCGTACACCGCAGACGAGATCAACGAGGTTCAGTTCACGCAG